TAAAACTTCTAATCGCTCAATTAGAACCATTGGTTAAAAATATAAACGATGCAACGGTTGTAGTTCCATTGATTAAGGAGTATATGGAAGTATCTGTTAAGAACGATGAACAAATTGTAAAACTTGCCGCAATCGTTCAAAGAATGATGAAAGACGCTAACTCAGATGAAATGAGTGGTGGTTTAGGATTATCTGAAGAAGAGAAGAAACAACTTTTAGAAAACGCCAAAGCAATAGATGCTAAAATAGATTCTCTTCAAAACGAAGGAGATGAATAATGAGTTCTATACAATCAGGAACAATACAAGCAATTACACTAAGAGATGATGACCCTAATGAAGTTTATAGTATTCAGGTATTATCTGAAAGAGCTACTGGTAATTTTGAAACTGCGTATCCATTAGATGCTAACATTAAGAGAATACCACTATTAGGTGAAAGTGTTATATTAATTTCCGCATTAGGACCAGAAGCATCAGGTGGTAGTAGACGAAATATTCAATATTATCTTCAACCAACATCTGTACAAAATAATGTACATAATAATGCATTACCAAAGGGTGCTAATCCAGTAGGTGCTGTATCGGCTCAAGGTTCAATTAGTTCAGCAGTTGCAGGTAACCCAAATATAACTAAAAGAGATAGTGATTCGGATTTAGGCACAGGTTTTGTAGAGAGAACTGATGTTGGTTCTCTACAACCATTCTTAGGCGATGTTCTAATAGAGGGTAGGTTCGGACATTCATTAAGATTTGGATATACACCTGAAGGTACTAATACTACAAAAACGCCAGAATGGAGTTCATCAAATCCAGACGACCCAATCACTATATTATCAAATGGTAGAAAAGAACCTGGTGAGTTCAATAAATTTATAATCGAAACCGCAGATGATGATTTATCATCTATATATCTAACATCATCTCAGAAAATAAAACTAACTACATCACAAACCAATTTGGGTTTAGGTGTTGATGCACAATCACAATTCGATAAACCATCTGTAATTATTACATCGGATAGAGTACTATTAGATTCTAAAAAAGATTATGTAATCTTATCTGGTAAGAAAGATATTATAAATGCAACTCCAAATTGGGCAATGGAGATGGATAAGATGTTTACAATCTTAGAAGGGCTGATTCAACAATTAGCAGATTTAACAGCAGGAACTGCCACATTCGCAACAGGTGTTGGTCCAACAGGCCCCGCAACAAATGTAGCCCAAGTTCAACAATTACTAACCGAATTAAAACAAATGGCTCAATAATATGGCGGTACTTTGGCCAGGATTTCAAGCAACGGTAGCACCTTATTTAGATGCTCCAATAGAAAAAACAGAAGCTGATACTGCTAAAGTTATTGCGGATGCGTATGGAGTTGCAGTAGCTACTGCTATGATATCTTTAATTCCAGGCTCAACTATTATATCAGCTCCACCAACAACTGGAATTGAAAACGCAATATTAGATACATTTAATCAAATAAAAGATTCAGAAGGGCCACCAACACCACCAATGTTTTTAGGATGGGCAACTGAAACAGTTTCCTATTGGTCAGCAGTTCAATGGAATCCCTTACCACCACCACCTGGTTATGTATCACCAACAACAGGTGTTACTGTATTATCAGGTGGAACTCCATCGCCATTAGATGTGGGTTTATGGGGTGCATTTAACAACCCACCATCACCAACACCAATGGGTAATATTATATGTGGTAAGTTAATATCCGCATTTACAACACATCTATTAACTGTAAGTGGGTTATATAACGGATTGATTCCAGCAGCACCATCACCAGTACCAGGCCCACCATTTCCTTGGGTTGGGGTAGTGTAAAACTAAACAATTTGATATTTATATAAAAGTATATTATTATGAAGGCAAAAGAATTAGCACAATTATTAGAAGTAATCGTTAGAAAAGTGGTAAGGGAAGAACTTAAACCAATCTTAAAAGAGGTTAAACAAAGTTCTAAACCAGTTATTAGAGAGCGTGCAGTAGATAATAGTAAGGTAACTAAAGACCCATTAGATATTTCAGGTCTATTAGAAACTAAAAAACCAAAAGTACAAAAGTTCTCAGAAAACCCATTACTAAATGATATGTTAAATGAAACCGCACAGAGTGGTGAATGGAAAAGTATGGATTCTACATTTACATCACAACAGGCACAAGGATTCAATAGAGCACAAATGGCTGAGATGTTAGGTTATGGTGATGGTGTAGCAACCACAACAAATATGACACCAACCTTAGACCCAGATGGTAAACCTATGAATGTTAATATTGAGGGTACTGCAGTAGGTAATGCGTTAACAAGAGATTATTCTTCATTGATGAAAACTATCAATGCTAAGAAGGGAAAATAATAAATGGCTAAACAACGTAAAGAATATTCGTATCAAACTTTAGATTTACAACCTGATGTAGCGATTGGGGTAATGTTACCTTTTGGTAAACCAAATGGTTTGTTTCAGTTAAGTTATACAACCGAACAACAGGCTATATCTAATCTAAAAAGTTTACTATTAACTCGAAAAGGTGAACGGTTGTTTCAACCTAACTTTGGTTCTGATGTTTATTCTTTAATGTTTGAAAATATCAATAGTGATTTATCATCACAATTAGATGAATCTTTACGTGCTGATATAGAATATTGGTTACCCTACATAATTATTGATGATATAAATATTGAAATTATAGAAGATAGAAATTATGTTAGGATAGAACTATCTTTTAGAGTTACCGAACAAGGTGCTAACCAACAAATAATTCTATTTATAGATAATGCGGGAACTACCACAATAGAATAGGTTTAAAAATGGCAAAAAAAATTAACAATGATTTAGTACAAAAAGATGTATCGTTAATAGGTAGAGACTTTGGCGAGATTCGTAAGAATCTAATAGATTTTTCAAAAAACTATTTTCCAAACACCTACAATGATTTTAACGAAGCATCGCCTGGTATGATGTTTATGGAAATGGCATCGTATGTAGGTGATGTACTTTCTTTTTACACAGATACTCAATTAAGAGAATCAGTTTTAACAAACGCTGAAGAAAGTTCAAATCTATTTAATCTAGCAGCTGCATATGGTTACAAACCTAAAAATTATGTACCTGCTACAACTAACTTAGATGTATTTCAATTAGTTCCATCTAAAGGAAGTGGTGATGATGTAAGACCTGATTTTGATTATGCATTAAAAATAGCAGAGGGTATGCAAATTGGTTCTTCTGAGGTAAACGCTGTAAACTTTATAGCATCGAAAAATATTGATTTTGCATTCTCATCATCATTTGATACAACGGAAGTATCAGTATATCAAATTGATGAAAACACAAATGAACCTATATACTATTTGTTAAAGAAAAAAGTAAAAGTATCAAGTGGTACTGTTGTAACAAAAACCTTCACATTTGGTTCTCCAAAAATTTATGATAAAATAAAAATAGAAGAACCTAACTTTATAAGAATCAAATCAATAGTAGATGATGATAATGATGAATGGACACACGTACCATACTTAGCACAAGATACTGTATTTGAACAGATTGAGAATAACGAAGATAACTCAACTGCGTTTGTAGAGTATAGTGGTGATACACCATACCTATTAGAATTGAAGAGAGTACCTAAAAGATTTATCACAAGATTTGAAGATAGTGGGGTAGCAGTAGTTCAGTTTGGGGCTGGTATATCACAAAATGCAGATGAGGAAATCATACCAAACCCAGATAATGTGGGTTCTAATCTATATAACATAGTTGGTGATTTAGACCAGGGTATAGACCCATCTAACTTCCTATACACCAAAACATATGGAGTAGCACCATCTAACACAACATTAACTGTTGAGTATTTGGTTGGTAATGGTATAGTAGATAATGTTCCTGCAAAAGATTTAACAAACATAGTATCATCAACCACATCATTTGCAAATGAAAGAAATTTAGATACTACACTAAAAAACTTTGTAAGAAATTCGTTAGCAACAACAAATCCAGAACCAGCAAGAGGTGGTCGAAGTGAAGAAACATTAGAAGAAATTCGTAACAACGCAATGTCGTTCTTTGCTGCTCAAAACAGAACTGTAACTAGAGAAGATTATGTTATGAGGTGTTACGCATTACCACCACAATTTGGTTCTTGTG